AATACACTCAAGATATTTCAGATAGATTTGAGATTGATAATGGTCAAAGATCTACACATTATGACCTTGCTCGTTTAATATTGAAACCATCTTATAGTCCTCCAACTAATCCGTTCAGAGTAGAGTATGAATACTTTGAACACCAGTCAGGTGATTATATTGATGTCAATTCTTATTCAAATGTTGACTATAAAGCAATTCCAGCAAACCTAAGAGACTCTATTGATTTTAGACCAAAGGTTGCAAACAAATCAGTAACTACAAACTGGGAATTCGGAAGAAGAACATTTAGTGGAACAGGATCTTCTTTATCTGGTTGCCCAAAAAGAGGTGAAGATTTAGAAGTTGATTTTAGTTATTATCTTTCTAGAAATGATAAAATTGCTATCGATCCAAGTGGAAAGTTTTTTGCAGTAAATGGAGTACCAGCTGTTACTCCAGGAGCACCAGAAAATCCATCTATTGGAATGACATTATATAATCTTGGTATTAGTGCGTATACTTTTGATACATCATCTACTCAAGTTGTTGTTAACAAAGTTGAAAACAAACGCTATACTATGCGTGATATTGGAAAACTTGAGAAGAGAATTGACAACTTAGAATACTATACATCTCTTTCTTTATTAGAACAAGATACACAATCCTTAAAAATTACAGACTCATACGGATTAGATCGTATGAAGAATGGATTTGTTGTTGACAATTTTACTGGTACGGGTATTGGAGAAACTACTTCTCCAGATTACTACTGTGCTATCGATATGTCAAATAAACAGCTTCGTCCATTCTATTCAATGGCTAACATTAATTTGTTAGAGAAGAATTCTAATGACGCTGCAAGAACATCATCTCAATATAAATTGTGGGGAGATATTGCAACTCTTCCATTAAATGCGACTACACCGCATGTAGAATTAGTTAAACAAACATATGCTTCTCGTTTGGAAAATGTTAATCCATTTGCTATCTTTACATTCTTAGGTGATGTTAAACTCAATCCACCATCTGATGAGTGGTTTGAAACAGAAAGAATGCCAGATATTGTCCAACAGGTTGAAGGTAATTATCAATTAATTAAAACAATTGCTGAAAAATCTGGAGTCTTGGGAACTGTATGGAATGCTTGGCAGAATGAGTGGACAGGTGTTCCATATGATACTGTCACAACAACTAGAACTGTTGCTACTGGCGCACAAGTTGGTAACATCTCAAATACTTTTGAGACTACAGCTACATTTATTCCACAAACTAGAACAGGTTTAAATACTTCATTAGCTCTTAAAACTGATTATGAAGAAGTAGCAGATAGAACTGTTTCTACTACTGTTATTCCATATATCCGTTCTAGAAATATTTTAGTACAATCTAAAGTATTGAAACCAAATACTAGATTTTATGCATACTTTGATGATATTGACATTTCATCTTATATTACTCCTGCGACAAAAATTGTTTATACGCTATCTTCTGGCTCATTCGATGACAGCACAAATGTTGGTGGTGTTGCCAGTGAAACAAAACGAAGAATCAATGGAGATTCTCAAATTTGTTTGAATAAGGGTGATGTTATTAGCAACGCAGGTAATACAGCTTCTGCTGTAGTTGTTGGTAAATTTATAGATCCAGATACAGGTGCTCTAACTTTAGAGGTATTGAATGTTATTGGAACATTCAGCGCTGGACAAGTTATTACTGGATCTCCTAGTAATGCACAAGGAACTATCGTATCTGTAACTACACCAACTACTTTAATTACCGATAAGAATGGACAACTAAATTTCTTATTTAATATTCCAAATACTGAAGCTGTTAGATTCCGTACTGGCTCTAAAGAATTGAAACTTATTGATGCAGCAACTTCTACTGGTCAGTGGACTTCTCGTGGTCGTGCGCAATATCGTGCGCAAGGTATTTTAGAGACTAAACAAAAGACTATTAACGCAGTTCGTAATGCTGAGTTAGTTCAAACAACTATTGGTCCAAATGATGACCCAGCAGCAAGACAAACTATTGTTCAATATACTGATAGATTAATTTCTAGACAGTGGTATGATCCTTTGGCACAATCTTTCTTGGTTGAACAAAAAGGAGGAGCATTCTTAACTAAAGTTGACATTTATTTTGCTACCAAAGATGCAGCTATTCCTGTGACTCTTGATATTAGAGATATGGTCAACGGAACTCCAGGACAAAATGTATTGCCATTTAGTAAAGTCACACTAACACCAGACAAGGTAAACCTTTCTGGAAATACTGTTACAGTTGATGGTGCGTTATATCCAACATTTGATACTCCTACTACCTTTACATTTGAATCTCCAGTTTATGTTCAAGAAGGTCAAGAGTACTGTTTTGTTCTAGTTTCTGATTCAAACAATTATAAAGTTTGGACATCGTATGTTGGTGATACTATTCCAGACTCAAGCAGAACTATCTCAGAACAACCATACGCTGGCGTAATGTTTAAATCGCAGAATGCTTCTACATGGACAGCAGAACAAAATCAAGATATTAAGTTTACTATCTGGCGTGCAAAATTTGATACCAGCAAAGTTTCTAGTTTAGATTTTGTTAATGATGTGGTTCCTTATTACAATCTAGAGAAGAATCCAATTCAAACTGTTTCTGGATCTAACACTGTTCGTATTTGGCATCAAGACCATGGTATGCATGTAAATTCTAGAGTTAACATCAAAGGTGTTGCTGCTGCTGTTAACGGTATACCTGCAGCTGAAATAAATGGCGATAAAATAATTTCTAATGTAGATTTAGATTGCTATACTATTACTACCACTACTAACGCTACTGCTTCTGGTTATGGTGGTGGATCTGCAGTATATGCAACAAGAAATATTCAATATAATGTGGTTCACCCAATTATAGAAACTCAAACATTCTCTGACACAAATATTTCTTATACATTGACATCTACCTCTGGAAAGTCTATAGATGGAAGCGAATCTCCTTATGTTGTAGATTCAACAGCGACTGGATGTTTAGTTAAAGAAAACAACTACTTTGCGTCTCCTAGACTTATTGCTTCAGAAATAAATGAGAATAATCTCATGTCTTCTGTTAAGTCTCTAAATGTAAATGTTAGAATGACATCTACTAATGACTCGCTATCACCAGTAGTTGATACTACTCGTGCTAGTTTGGCGTGCATTTCTAATAAGATTAACTATCCTACAGAAGCTAATACTAATGTAGCTGCACTAGATCTTAAGACTGTGTTCACACATACTACTGGTGCGTTTACTTTTGGAAATGTAGGTTCTGTTTGGGCAGCTTCTACAGCAGTGACTTCTGGTTCTTATGTATATCACAATAACAATCTGTATAAAGTTACTGTTGCTGGTACTACTGGAACTGCTGCTCCTATACACACTTCTGGTTTTGCTACTAATGGTACTGCTGTATTAACATACGATGGAAATCCAGGTACAATAACTTCTACAGTTTCTGCTGTTAGAATTGCAGCAAACGCTATAACTGTTGGTAAATATGTTACTATTTCTGGATCTACCAGCAACAATGGAACTTTCTTGGTAACTGGTATTTCAGATGACGGAACTACCACTACTATCACTTTCCAAACAACATTCACTGCGGGAGCATCTAATGCTGGTGCTACTGTTCAGTTAAGAGAGTTGTTCGCTGATGAAATTGCTCCAGTTGGATCCTCTACAGTTAGCAAATATGTTACAAAACCAATTAAACTTGCGAACGATTCGTCTAACCTAACTATTAGATTCGGGGCTAATATTCCGAATGGATCTGATATTCAGGTATATTATAAGGCTGGTAAGGGCGATTCTAAAGCACTAAGAACGACTAAATATACATTAGCTAATCCAGACGCTGCTCTGGTTAATGTAGAACTAGGTAATGAGAAATTCTCAGACTGCACTTACACTATCAATAATATGACTGCTTTTGACACTGTTGTAGTTAAACTGGTCTTCAGATCAACTAATTCTAGCGCAGTTCCTCTTGTTCGTGATTTTAGGGTAGTTGCTCTTGCATAATATGGATTATTTAAAGGTATTGGGACATGATGGTCTTGTTAGAGATACCTCTACAGGAGCCATCATAAATACCAATAGAACAGAATATGAAAACTATATTCGAGCTAGAGCCACCCGAGAACAAAAAGATCTAGAAATTAGTAAGCACCAAGAAGACATAAATAATATAAAGAATGAGATGCAAGAAATCAAGTCATTAATTCTTCAACTTTTGAATAAATAAAGATTGAACCAAAGGAACCCTTAAATGGCAACTATTACATTAAGATCGACTAAAGGAAGTCCGTTAACCAATACGGAAGTCGATAATAACTTTTCCAACATTAACACTGAAGTTGGAACTAAACTAAACTCTTCTAGCTACACTGCAGCTGATGTTCTAGCCAAACTGCTTACCGTTGATGGTGCTGGTTCTGGTCTTGACGCTGA